ACCGAAGCCAAGAGTAGTAGATAAACCTAATGGTGTATGCCCGCTTACCGTAGATTTTGTCGCAATAATTTGTATTGGTTTGAGTTTAAGACTATCGTAAGCATCAAAAGTCGCACTAGGAGTTTTAAAGTTTCTTCCTCTAATTGAAGCATCCATTCTTTTTTGTGATATAATCATCTCTGCTAATCTAGAATCTAATTCTTTAGAAAATGTGCCTGTGTCAATTTCTAATATTCCAGTAGTTTCGTGTTTTACCTCAAGAACAATATACTCTGACCTAGGAATATGTTCACTTGGATAATCAATAATAATAATGTCTCCGGATTTTAGCCATTCTAAATTACTATTGGCTATTTTAACACTTACACCTTTTTCATTTGAACTGTATAATGCTAGTAATGCTCTTGCTCTATTATCTACATCGGATTGAGTAGTTAAATTATTGTTAGATTCCTCTAAAGTTTTTTTACCATTTTTCTCAATACTTCTGATATTTTTTCTTACTGACTTAACTCCTCTTCCATAGACTATAATTTCATTATAGTTATCAAATTTAGATTTATTTTGATTTATTTCTATAACTTTTATGTCATTATCGTTTTCATTAATTTCAATATCAGTATACCTAACTGTGGCATTATTACCGATTAATTTAATTTCACTTTTATCTATAAGTATCTCTTTATCTTTAAATGATGCTAGATATTTAATGGTATTGTATACATCTGTGCCTTGAAAATCTGGAGAGGCGAAATAAGGATAGTCGGTATCTGAATCCGTATAGACTACATTATTAGTTTCTAAAACATCATTTATGATTTCTTCTGCTTCTACGCCAATAGTAATAGCAGTTCCTATTGATGCCTTCTCTACATTTTTTAAATTTACAGGTAGAGATGTCTCTACTGAAAATATTTCACCCAATGACATAACACCTGACATCTTATTTTCAAATTTACTATTAAAAGTTAATCTTGTTCGTTTACCAAAATTTCTAGTAGTTAATGTTTTTCTTTCTTTATTTATACCATCATTACAAAGCATATCATAAGAGGCATCTTCAAATGTTTTTCCATCTCCGAATAATTTATCATCATGGTCATAGTTTACTCCTCTAGGAATTAAATAAGTTTCTGTTGAAGTGTGGTCAGGGTTAATGACTACATACATAGATTGAATTCCTTCTCCGTAATCCGGCTCTCCAACATCATTTACTTTCCAACCATCTTCATAATATCTGAGGTGTGGAATAGCATTATACATTTCTTCAGAATCACCCTTTTTAGTATATTTGTAATCCAATTTATATAGGTCTATTTCAGATGGGCTATTAGGATAAAAACAAACATGATTAGGCCGCATAATTTTATAATTATTTTGCTTACTCGATGACGCCATATTATCAATAATAAAGTCATGATAGATAACACTATCTGTTCTGCTAATTTCATGTGAAATAATATAAGATATAACTTTAGGAACTCTATCATATGTAGAATCTGAAAACAAGTTATCTGAACTTTGGTCATTATTAACTATGTGTTGAGCATTAGTAGCAACTAAATAACAACCTGTTAAATTAGGTGAATACTCTAACCATTTCATTTTAGCATCTGTATCAGGTCTAATTCTAACTCTACCTACACTACTACCATTAGGAGTATTTGTAGAATATGTAACAGTAGCGGCCTGTGTATTAAATATGGGTTTAAATACAAATTCACCACCATCGCAAATTGTATTTTTTCCGGTTGTTTCTCCTCTATTTTTAAGAACTACCCCATCTTGCCCCTTTGTTATACTAAACTTAGCAAATTCTCCTCTAAAATCTTGATGACTAGAAAATCCATCAGGAAAAGTAAAACTATCAAATAATCGAGTAGCAATTAACATTGGAGGGTAATCTTTAACTGTCTCTATAAAAGAAGAACCAACCTTTAATTTTATTGCTTGTTGGACTGAATCACCATCTAATCCACTACCTGCAACACCACCCATTAATGCAGACATTCCGGGAAATAACTTAGGACGTATTCTTTTTTCATTATATCCACCTATTCCTCCTGAGCCTTCAATATTATGCCTTCTAAGAGCAACTGCTCTTAAGTGAGAATAAGGACTTTGTTTGGTAGTATCGGTTAAAAAGTCTGTTATGCTTTCTAAAACTCTTGAAGGATGGACATATTCAGCATCAGGAATTGTAGAAGCAGTAGCGGCAGTAGCATATTTAGCAATATGTTCTTTAGTTTCTAATGCGTGTCCTCCGCCCAAATTATCAGGATGTCCTACTCCAATATCTTTATCATAACCTGTTGGTCCTGCTCCAGAAATTACTGTTCCACCTTTACATAAAAATGTTGCATCATCACCACCACGACTTAATGGAGTAGTTGTATTTAAATTTTCAACAATGTTAATATCAGTTCCTGAAGGACAAGAAGCAAATGTTCCAACAAATTCTCCATTATCAGTATAAATTTTATCTCCGGGTTGTAATTGGCCGAGTATGTCTCCATTACCAGCACCATTATTTTCAATTACAGTTCCTGAAGTATATGTTCCTGTTCCAGCAACTCTAAGTCTAGTATCACCTTCAGATGTAGCACCTGAAGCAGCAAATAATTTAACTAACACCATTCCTTCAAAAACTGGTGGTAGAACTAAATGGTTTAAATAGCCAATGTCATGCACACCACCAGCGGCCATATCCATTTTTCTAATAAAATACTTTTTAAACGAAGTGTCATTATTTTCTCCATAACCTTCATCATTACTATTTTCTGCTAAAGTTGTTGATGCGGAAATACTATCACTAGTAGAACCGTACCCATTAAAAATAGCCATCTGTAACATATTTAATGGTCTAGGGTCATTACCCCATGTATCATCAGCATCATTGGTACTATCGGTTGATTGTTTCGAAAAGTTTGTAAATGAATTATCACCATCTCGTCCACCCAGATAATAATGATGATAAGAATTATTTGATGATGACCCCTTTTCTACATAATATAAATTACCTGTTGCATCAGACCCATTTACTTTATTTACGTTAGCAGTAAGTGTAATATCGTTTCCGCTTACACCACTAGAATTAACTGCTCCTAAATAATTACCGCTAGAATCAAAAACATAAGAACCATCAGGGAATTTACTAGCAGTTACTGAATTAGTACAAGTAATTACTGCACCAGAAATACTACTAATTGTCTCAGAACTGTCTGTTAATTTTTGATACCTAGTATATTTAAAGTAAGGAACATTGTTTTCTTCCTTATTGGGTATATTTTCAGGGTCAATCATATTAAAATGCCAATCAAATGTTACCTCTGTTAATCTCATTAATCCTAATCTTTTCATTTGGTTTGTTTTAATAGATGCCGAACTAATTTGTAATGTTTCATAAGAATTATCAGTTAATTCTAATTGATTTAATTGGCCTGTATATTTATCATGAGTAGTAGAACTTTTAATTTGAATTGGTTTCGATTTTAACATAATAGAGTAATCGCTAAATTCTCTTTCAACATTTCCAATATGGTTACTTCTAGTCATACTATCAGGGTATAAATCAGCAGTTGTGAATAAAAACGGTGAGATAACTTTAGGGTCAATAATTTCTAATCTGTCTCTTGCAGCCTTTACTGCATTTTTCTTGTAACCTGTTGCATCTTTAGTTTGTGTATTAGTGTCTACTTGTGCGCCTAATGTATCAATATTCCAAGGGCCGCCTAAAGTTGCGCTTCTTTTTCTAGGCATTAAAGAATACCCTGTTGGGTGTGTTGCCGTATTAGAACTATATTTATCGTAATCCGCAAAATTACTACCAACGACAGGATATACGTTTCTAGTTTCATGTGAACCTAATTTTTGATATTCATTGGAATAGTCACTATCATAATTAAAATTAATTATAGGACTAGTAGTACTTATTCCCGGATAAAATCTAAACGCTGGAGAATACGCATTAAATTCACCTAACTGTGCGGAATAAATATCAGTTAAATCTCCACTAATATTTTGTCGTTTAGCATAAGAAATAGAACCCTTTCGTCCTTTTTGTAAATCTAAATATCTCCAATTGTATGGGCCATATCTGTCTACTGCACAATAATGCGGATTTGAAGCATCATAAGTTTGAGTTCCGTCAGCAGTTTGAACCACATTAAAAATAGTGGGCATATATTCATGATTTAATATGGAATTAGTTAATTGTAATATTCCACCGTTTCTTAATCCTTGTGTATTAATTAAATACAAACCATGTGTTTTATTAGTAGAAGTATATAGAATGGTAGAAACAGTAACATCAACAGGTAATGCTCTATCTAAGACTATGGCACAACCCATAGATGCATCACCATTATCAAAAATATGTAAAACTTTACCTAATAAAGTCCCATCTGAAGTATAAATATATTTATTCGCAATCGCTGAATTTGTAGCAGCATAATCATCATCAATTTCTATTGCATTAGTATGACCCTTTGAGTAACTTTGGTCAATATTAATCGTAGTTGCAGTTAATGTTTCAAATCTAACATCTTCAGGGTTTTGGTCTACTCTACCCATAATAATGGGACAGTTAGGGGCTAACTCAATTAATGATTTACCCTCACCGGAATCTATATCAATTACTTCGTATTCTGTTAAACTATTAACAGTATTAATAATGCTATTAGTATTTTCAATTTCATCTTTAACATTCATCATAAACGGTAAATCTAAATTGTCATCTACGCCTTTTGGATTATTAATAAAATACCCTAATGCGTTACCGTTACTATTAGAAGAGGTTCCTACATATGTTGATAATTTAGTTGTAGGCACACCATAAACATCAGTTGTTAATTTGTTTCCACTAGTAAATGTAAAACCTTTATTAGATGAGCCTTTTAAAGATGTTGGTGAATTTGATAATTTAGGATTTGCTTCTAATGCTTTTGATAAACTAACTATATTTTTTCCAGATAATTGTTGAAATATTGAATCATTATTTTCTAAAGAAACTTTTGATTTTCCACTAGAATCCCCATTAAATAATATAGTGTTACTTGTGGTATTAAAGGCTTTACCTAATAATGCACCATTACTATCAAAAGTTAACAAGAAAGGAGATATTTCACCTGAACCATCATATGTAACAAATTGATTAAATGTTTGTCTATGGGCACTAGAATCATACCCAGTATCAGATATAGCAATTAATGGCCCATAAGTAGAATAAATAATATCATCACTATGCTTATAATCTTTATTAACAATTGGTCCAAGCAATTTATTAATTTTATTTCTACCGCTTAGATGATATTTTAACATACCATCTTCTATGTAATTTTCTAAAGATTCTACTTCGCCAACAAATATAGTTTTATATAAAGTATATCTTCCATTATAATAATCTAAAAAGTTTGCTTCATCTGCACTTTCGGAACGGTACAATTGTAATCTTGGAGTTTGTAATTTAATAATATTATGATTACTGTCTCCATAATCAATTTTAAATACTAAGCCTGTTTGTTTACCACTAGTCAAAACTATTTCAGCGTTATATAATCTACTTCCACTAGCACTTGCTGTTGTAGAGGTATTATTTCCATATACAATTGTTTCTGATTGAGTAGTTAAACCTGCATTAGTATAATTAACCTTTGTATCAATAGTAAAATCAACAATTAAATTTTCACATATTTTTGACCAAGGTTTTCTATAATAATTACCATCAGTAATAGTAGTAACTAAATTTGAAATACTTCCATCATAATAAGGAGTAGTCGGTAATCTACCAGTACTAATTTCTATATTTTGAGTAAGGGTACTGGTATTTGGAGCATCAATGCTATTAATATTATAGATATGGTCTCCTATTTTAATTTCTTCAAATGAACTACCACTTTTTAATAATACTCTCACATCTTGCTCAATATTTGTTAATTGAACTTCAAGATTGTTAGCACCTGCACTACCTGTAATGGTTCCCGGTAATTGACCAACATAATCATTAGAAAGAGTACCATCGTTAATAATCTTTTTAATTTTTATTGTATCAAAATCTTGTATTTTTGTTCCATAAATTCTCATGGAATCCACTATTCTAGCATCTACATATCCGCCAGATTCAGTAATTGATTCAAAAACATTTAATTCTAAAACTTCAGGAATAATATTACTTAAGTCCGGTGAACTATCATAATGTAAATATTTAGTAGGGCCAGTAAATGAGCCTTCAGGTATTCTTGTTGAACTTGTACTTTCCCATGTTTCTCCAAATTTCAAATCACTAGTATTTCGCTGATTATTAATAAAACATTTATTCCAATCTGCTACATCAAAAGAGGTATAAGTATTTACTGCACCTGTACCCGTATCATCCATAGCCGATGAATAGGTTGATGAACCAGTATATTGAATAGCATCATTACTTCTAGCCATATCTACCATTGTAGCATTCATAGTATATGGGCCATAATCAATAACTTTTAATCCATAATCTTGACAAGTTAAGAAACACCTTTGATAATGAGTTTCAGAACCATCGTCACTTCTTGAATAATGCAACATATACTTAGTATTATGGTCTAATTGGTTCTTTTTATTTAATCTGTCATTATAAAAGAAGAAAAGTGGGGTAGAAATGTATGTCATGCCCGCGTGTCTACTATCTGTTGCGGTTCCGGTCCCGTCTGTTTCGTCGCTATCAGTGCCATAATTAACTGCATTTCCAAATAATCCATATCCAACTGCTACAACTGCTGTATCTGTTACTGCTGGTCCTTTCCATAAACTGAATTTAGTACCCTTTGGTACTTCTGAACCAAATTTAGGAGTAAACTCAAATGAATCACCTGCAACATCTGAAGTTGTAACCTTAGTCAATTTAGCAAAGTGATGAGTAAGTGGGTTATCAGCATTTAACATTACGAAATAATCATCAGTGGTTAAATCTATACTAGAAAGAGTTATTCCAGAACTTATAGTTGTACCATCTGCTTGATATTTAGCACATAAAATTTTATATCCCGGTGTATTTTCTAAATTTTCTTCATAGGTTTCTTGTTGACTATCTACTAAGGCATTTGGACTAAAACGATTAAGTACAGGGTATACTCCTGAATTACTAACTCCAATACTAGTATATAAAGTAGTATTATTTGCTAAAGATGCTGCAATGTTTGAAGTAAATGTAATGCTTATATTAGTCATACTAGAGATTGTACCAATAAATGTACCATCAATTTTGTATACATGATGGCCGTTTTTAAGAGTAGTTCTTGGGTCTGTTATATCTACTGCTATTTCAGAAACGCCCGAATAAGTTCCGGAAGATGGGTGATTAACAACAACGCCAGATGTAATTACACTAGCATTTTTACATAAACTATCGTCTTTTCTAATTTCATAACAAGCAATAGTTGTATCTGTACTTAAATTAGTATCCGTACAAATAACTAATGGATTTGTTGGTGTATCATAGTACGCGTTAGGATTTGTAGCAACAGTGGGAGTATCTCCGGGTTTTGAACCCTTTGACATAATAAATAAATTAGTATTAGCCATTATTCATCAATCTCCTCAAATCTATAATAAACCAAAAGATTTCTATAATTAGGTATTAAAGTATTAGTGCTAATAAAAGAATTGACACTACCTTTTAATATAGCAAATTCATGAAGTTCTCCCATAAATTGCTTTCTTGTAACAGCACTTGTATTATCAGTAGAAATACCAATATAACTATCTTCTGCTTCTACTGTAAAGGACGAAGCACCTGCCGAATGAAATTTAGAAGCAACTCTAGTTCCATTGAGATAGATATTCATTAATCCTGTTGTGTTGTCATAGGATGCTGAAATATGATGAGGAGTAACTAAATAACTCGCTTCTTTATTTACATCTGTATATAATAATGCACTAGCAGTAAGTGATTTACCTGCTTCAAGGCTAACTGTTACAAAGGAATCTGATAAATCACCATCAGTATTAGGGTCCATTGTTACACCTGTTACAGTAGCAATATGAGTAAATGTTTGACCACTAGCAGTATAGAGTTTATCTCCAATATGAAATGCTTCATCTTCAGTCAATGAAGTTGTAAATGTTGTACTTGTTGGTACAGTAGCAATAGCCCCTAATATTCTATATTTAGCACCACCATCAACACTACTATAAGCGTAAGAAGAATTAGTATCTGTTACAATATCATCAGCCTTAATTACTACATCTGTTGTAGTTAATGTATCTGATGTACCATTAGCATTAATTGTAAATTTAATCTTATATTCTGCTGGTTGATTAACATTTGTTGTTGTAGCATTTAACAATGATAACTGCACGTTTGTATTGTAAAATATCATCATTTCATGGGTTAGTGCATCACTAACACTTAGATATTTATGCCTTTGAGTATGCCCCGTTGTAATTGCTTCATTTGAACCACCACGTTGTACTAAATTAAAGGCTTTACTCTGTAATGCCGGTAAGGTCTTTTTAGAATTAGTTATTCCAAATTTACCAATTGGATTATCCAAATCTAATGTATAACCATAACCATTTACATCATATGGAGTAACAATAGCCTGAACAGTAATTGGCCCAGAGTGGTTAAATAAACCATAATCATTAGATGCTACTTCATCACTATAATCAATACGTAAATATCCATAGCACATTACAGGAAAGACCAATGCTTTCCTTTCACCTACTAATACTTGATAAGACATAATATCAACCAAATGGATTAATTGCTACTTCAAATTCTAAACTAAACTCAATATATGGTTGGCCGGGAGTATGTGTAGTGTTAAAACTTCGCACAAATCCAGTTAAACTATCTGATTGAGTTGTAGTTACTTTATCAGGAAAATTTCCTCTCTGTAAAGGTGCAGCATCTAATTCACTATCAGATGCACCTCTAGTTTTGTAAGTAAAGGGAATTAATTCTGCAACAGGCTCACCACTTACTAAATCATTATGGTAAGTATAGTTTTTATCAACATTAGAATCAATAAGTATAACTATAGATGTAAAATTTTGCTGGTCTTGTAAAAATGATGAGTCCACATAAGAATGTATTAATTGTGCTATTTCGTTTGCTGTTAATTTAACAGTTGCTATGTTACCGCTCCAAGAACTACTATATTGAGAATCAGCAATAGAATTTGCAGGGATATTTTCAAATTTCTTTTTAATTGTTTGGTCGGTTAAAATACCACTAATTGAAATGTTTTTTGTTGCAACACCGAAATCCATAGCCAATGTAGATGATTCACCTGTAACTACGCCGCTGAATGGTAAAGGCATAGCCATAACATTTTTTGTTGTAGATATGGAAATTGATTCAGCCTTTAATGCTATCCTATTAACGATAAAACTATCACTATCTGCATCATTATTTCTACTCTGTAAATTTAAGAATACATGATGTAAGCCATCACTATCGGGACTTGTTACCATTTAATCACATCCTAACCCTTGTACTTGTTGTACGATTTAATTCTCTGTTAATTTGTTCGCCTACTTTACGAGCAATCTGCCTAATTTCTTGGTCAGATGCACCCACTCTACCTTCAACATTAACATT